CTTCAACGCCAACCTCGCCGAGTTCATGGACGAGACCGAACTGCGCAACCTCTCAAGCGACCTCGTTGCTCTGTTTGACAAAGACATCGCAGACCGTAGCGACTGGGCCAAGACCTACGTCGAGGGTATCAAGCTGTTGGGCCTGAAGTACGAAGAGCGTACGGAGCCTTGGGAAGATGCGTGCGGTGTGTTCCACCCGATGCTCACTGAGTCTGTTGTGCGCTTCCAGTCTGAAGCCATGATGGAGACGTTCCCCGCAGCAGGCCCCGTCAAGACCCAGATCATGGGCGCGATCGACAAGCTGAAAGAAGATGCCGCCACCCGCGTACGTGAGGACATGAACTACCAGCTGTTGGAAGTGATGGCTGAGTACCGTGCGGAGCATGAGAAGCTGTTGTGGAACTTGCCCATTGCAGGTTCAGCGTTCAAGAAGGTGTACTACGACCCCAGTAAAGGTCGCCAAGTTGCGGTGTTTATCCCCGCAGAAGATATGGTGGTGCCCTACGGCGCGTCTACGCTTGAGGCGGCTGAACGTGTAACCCACGTGATGCGCAAGACTGAGAACGAGATGGCCCGCTTGATGGCCAGTGGGTTCTACCGCGACGTTGATATTGGTGAGCCTCGGTCTGAGCTTGACGACATCGAGAAGCAGAAAGCCGAAGAACAAGGCATGGACGCTAGCTACGACAACCGCTACCGCGTGTTGGAGATGCACGTTGAGCTGGACTTGGATGCGTTCCCTGATCTTGATAAAGACGGCGAGCCTACAGGCATTGCGATTCCGTACGTGGTGACCATTGACAAGCAGTCTGGCATCGTGCTCGCTATTCGCCGTAATTGGATCGAAGACGACATTCTGAAACTTAAACGTCAGCACTTCGTACACTACCAGTACATCCCCGGCTTTGGCTTCTACGGATACGGGCTGATCCACTTGATCGGTGGCTACGCTCGTAGCGCCACGATGCTGATTCGTCAGTTGGTCGACGCAGGCACACTGTCTAACTTGCCCGGTGGTTTCAAAGCCAAGGGTATGCGGGTCAAGGGTGATGACTCTCCCGTCCGCCCCGGCGAGTGGAAAGATGTGGACGTGCCCAGCGGCACCATCCGCGACAACATCATGCCCCTGCCGTATAAAGAGCCGAGCCAAGTTCTGTACACATTGTTCCAGAACATCGTGGCTGAGGGCCGTGCGTTCGCATCCGCAGGCGACATGAAGGTCAGCGACATGAGCGCACAAGCTCCCGTCGGCACAACTCTGGCCATCCTCGAGCGCACTCTGAAGGTGATGTCTGCAGTTCAGGCGCGCATCCACTTCGCCATGAAGCAAGAGTTCAAACTGCTCAAGGCTATCATCCGCGACTTCGCTGCGACTGAGTATGACTACGACCCCATCGAGGGTAACCCCGTCGTGCGCCAAGCGGACTACGACATGGTGGAGGTTATCCCCGTGTCTGACCCCAACGCAGCCACAATGGCCCAGAAGATCGTGCAGTACCAAGCTGCGCTGCAGCTGGCCCAGACTGCGCCCCAGTTGTATGACTTGCCTCTGTTGCACCGTCAGATGATTGAGGTGTTGGGTATCAAGAACGCTGCGAAGCTGGTGCCCATCGAAGATGATGCCACTCCTGTCGACCCCATCCAAGAGAACCAGAATGCCCTCACAGGCAAACCCCTCAAGGCGTTTATCGAGCAGGATCACGAAGCGCATTTGGCTGTGCACATGTCGTTCATGCAAGACCCCAAGATGGCGGCTCTTATCGGCCAGTCTCCCCAAGGTCAACAGATCATGGCGGCACTTACTGCCCACCTCAACGAGCACTTGGCGTTCCAGTACCGTCGCCGCATCGAGGAGCAGTTGGGTCTGCCCATGCCTACCGAAGAGCAAGAAGAGAACATGGAGCCAGAAGTCGCCGCGCAAGTCGCGCGTCTGGCCGCAGAAGCAGCGAAACGTCTACTCAACAAGCATGTGGCTGAAGCTCAGATGGAGCAGGCACAACAGCAGATGCAGGACCCCGTGCTGCAGATGCAGATGAAAGAGTTGGCGATCAAGGAGCGCGAAGTCGGTGTCAAAGAGAAGAAAGTTGACATTGATGCTCAGATTGAGCTCGAGCGTCTCAACATAGAGAAGACACGCCTGCAAGGTACCTTGGCCAATACGACTCGTGCGACAGAGTCACGTGCAGTTGAGACCATGCGTCACAACTTGGCTAAGGAAGAACTTGACCAGAAACGCATGATGCTCGAGGTGCAGAAGGCTTCCGCCGATGCAACCACAAAGCGGATTGCTGCTAAAACGGCGAAGCAACCCCCCAAAGGAGCTGAGTGAACACGTTCGACTACATCCTGCGCGAGCTTAGAGAGGCTCGTGCAGCGCAAACAACCTTCCTTGCTGAAGGAAGTGCAAAGGAATATGCCGACTACCGGCATATCTGTGGGGTCATCCGAGGTCTGACCATCGCAGAATCCATGATAGTAGACCTTGTGCAAAAAATGGAGAAAGATGATGAGTGACTTTGACGTCGCTGCAGTCGATCTGTCTGGCCTGCTAAACGCAACGCCTGAGCAGAAAGCCAAGCAGCTGCCTGATCCAAAGCGCTACCACTTGCTGTGTGTAGTGCCAGAAGCCATGGCTGAATTTGCTGATAGCGATATTGGCATCGTGAAAGCGGCAGATACGATGATGCGCGAAGAGTTGCTGACTCCCGTGTTGTTTGTCGTGAAATTGGGCCCCGACGCATACGCTGACAAAGAGCGGTTTCCAAGTGGCCCATCGTGTAAGGAAGGTGATTTCATCATCGTCCGCCCCAATTCAGGCACCCGTCTGAAGATCCACGGTCGTGAGTTCCGCATCATCAATGATGATTCGGTCGAAGCCGTTGTTGAAGATCCGCGCGGCATTACCCGCGCTGCTTAAGGAGGTGAATCATGCCAAGTGATTACGAAGAAGAGTTCGACATCATGTCGCCTGACGAAGCAGAGAAGGTTCTGAGCAAGAAGCCTACTGTTGAGATCGAAGACGAAGATGCCGCACCCAAAGGCAAAGTTCAGATTGAGATTGAAGACGACACCCCCGAACAGGATCGTGGCCGTAAAACCTCTGAACCGCCCGAAGACGTGACCGACGACGAGTTGAACTCGTACGACGAAAAGGTCCAAAAGCGTATCAAGAAATTCACCCGTGGATATCATGACGAGCGCCGCGCCAAAGAAGCCGCTTTGCGCGAACGCCAAGCCGCAGAAGAACTGGCCCGTAGCCTGCTGGAAGACAACAAACGTCTGAAACAGCAGCTGTCGGCTGGCAGCCAGATGCACATCGAAGTCACCAAGACCGCCGCAGCCTCAGAACTTGAAGCCGCCAAACGTCTTGTAAAGGAAGCCTACGAGTCTGGCGACGCAGAGCAAATCGCTACTGCACAGGCCACTTTGGCAGAGGCAACGTGGAAGTCTAAAAACGCCGAAACGTTAAAGCCTTTACAATTTGAAGAGAACGATGTACAGTTTCGTCAAGCGCCTCCGAAACGCGATGAAAAATTCGAATCTTGGAGGTCCGACAATGAGTGGTTTGGTGCTAACCGTAAAATGACCGCTTTCGCGCTTGCTTTGCACGAAGAGCTGGTTCAGGAGAAAGGCATCAGCCCCACATCGGATCGCTACTATCAAGAGATTGATAGGACGATGCGCAAAACATTCCCTGACGCGTTCAGGAGCCGTGAGGATGACGACGACCTCTCTTATACGTCGGAACCGGCAAGTGAGGAGACCCCTCCGCGCCGTGCATCTAAACCCGCTGCAGTTGTGGCCCCGGCCTCACGCAGTACCCCGCCTAACAGGGTCAAGTTGACTCGGTCACAGGTAGATATCGCGCGTAGGCTTGGTATCACCCCCGAACAATATGCCCAACAGGTTGCTTTGCTGAAGAAGGATTAATCAAAATGGCTACTAGTAATCGTCTGGACCGCGAAATGGAGTCCCGTACACGTGATGCCCGCCCAACCGCATGGCGTCCGCCCGAGACTCTTCCCACCCCGAACCCACGTGAAGGTTGGGCACATCGTTGGGTCCGCATCTCGATGGCTGGCCAGTCAGATGCGAATAACCTTTCTGCCAGTTTGCGTTCTGGATATGAGCCCTGCAAAGCAGAAGACTATCCTGAACTTATGTTGCACGCATCCACTGAAGAGCGTTTCAAAGGAAATATCGAAGTGGGCGGACTGTTGCTCTGTCGTATTCCAGTTGAGATTTTGAAGCAGCGTGAAGCGTACTACGCTAACCTGAACAAAGCTCAGATGGAGTCGGTTGACAACACTTTCCTTCGTGAAAATGACCCTCGTATGCCCTTGTTTACTGACAAGAAGTCGAAGGTTACTTTCGGTTCTGGTTCCTAATAGGAGTTTTTCAACATGGCATCTACCGCCTCTCCCTACGGTCTGAAACCCGTAAACCGCGTTGATGGTATGCCCTATGCAGGCGCAACTCAGGCTCTCCTGATTGACCCCGCTGGCGAAGCCACCAACCTTTTCTATGGTCAAGTCGTGAT